CTCATTGTTTTCAAGGTAAATAATGCTGCCCATCGTGGCAATTGTGCCCGATAACGTGGGTATTGATACACCGTACGCCGATGACTGAAATGTTTTGTCTTGCAGTCCTGGACCTTGAAGATTTGGCGTTTTTGGTGGATCTATGTAGCCGCCTACGCCAGCACCAAGGCCTGCTCCATATGCCGCTCCAACAGGGCCACCAACAAAAAAACCAGCTATTGCACCAACAACTCCACCAACAATTTGACCGCCGCTACTCATAATGAAAGCCTATAAACTGCAACAATTTTACGGCGCCAATTGGCATCCAATCTATGCTCTACAACTTTACCAATATTTTGGTATGCGTGAATGATGTAGCCATCATTAGACATAATTGCGACGTGCTGAGGCTGAGAAGAAAACCGCATCAATAAAATATCGCCAGGCGATAAATCGGAAGCATCGACGCGTATTAGATTTTTCTGCTCATCAAACATTTTTTTCAGCATTCCATCAAACGGGGTGCGCGGGTATCCTGAAAAATCTTTAATAAAAATACCGGCCGCCTTTGCCGAAACAATGCCAAGACCTGCGCAGTCAAGTCCAACACCTGGTGATCGCCCTTGATGAACAAATGGAGTGCCAACGCATGACCTTGCAAAAGCAATAACTTCATCGGCTCTTTCGAACATTATTGGTCACCGAATTTTGAAACCGTTGATCTTTGTGGCACAGTAGGAAATCCGCCGTGATTTTTTGCATTGGCGTATTTTGCTATGCAATCCTCATTAAAACGCTTTCTGCATCCCGATAAAATTTTAAATTCATCGCCCGCAACTATTGGAAAATAAAAGGCTTGGGCAAGAACTATGGAGCCATCAGAGGTGTAGCTTTTTACAAATTTATAGCTTGATCCTGCATTGGCTCCGGTAGTGAAAATTATTTCACCAAAGCCAAAAAAATCATCAGCAAAAAGTCCAGACATATCATCTGCAACAAATTCCATTTGGCTGATTACGATGCTAACCGATGATTCAAAGATTACAGGATCTTGAAACTTGCAGCGCGATTTATCGCTGGCAATAATTGTTCCGTCAATATGCATGTCGGCAAAAGTATAAGTGCATAATGCAGTAATAGACCTACCATTTATTTGGTTTAGAAGATCCATTAGGCTCATCATTTCTACGATATATTTATCATCCTCCTCCCTGACGTTGCCGAATGTATAAATCCTGTCTTCTTCTTCATCTTCAATCGGGTATGCCCAGTCAGTAAAAAATGAGTAAATTTTTGCCTTATCCCAGTGCCCGCTTTGTATTTGTTCTTTTGTCATGGTATCGACATCATAAATGCTGCCGAAATCTATTACTGTTGCACCACCTGAAATGGTTGAATTGATGCTTGTTGGTTGGGCGTAAATACCGCCTTTGTATATCTCGCCGTTGCTCATTTTTAAGTCGGCAGGATAGGCTATAGATATGCGAATTGTTTCGCCGTTAACGGGCTCAATTCTTAGGCAGTGCGTGCGGCGCTCTGGCGTTGCTACCATTTTTAAGTCTCTGTAGGGTTGAGCACTTCAACAAGGCTTATAACTGAGCTGATTACTTTGTTGTCGTTTAATGTACCAGAATAGTCGGCAGCAAATCGCATGGGAATGTCAAACTCGCAGCCGCCGGTCACGTCACCACCGGGATCATCATCAAACGTTACTATGCCGTTGTTATAGTTTACGGTAAAACCGGTTGTAACGGTAACGCCATCGACAGCAATAAGAACGGATGCAGCGACTGGCTTTTTTATTAATCTTCGCGTGCTTGTAGGTCCGGGAGTTCCGTACCAGGTAACAAGCTGAAATTTATCATCACCCAAATCAATTAGCGGCTGATCAAGCGACGTTGGCGGAAGTTTTTTATCGTTGGTGGTAAATTCCTGCTTATGCTTCAACCTGAATGCTGCATAAGTTCCGCCAGCCTCTTGGTAAAGCTCAAGGATTTCCTTTCCGGCTCCATCGCGCAACATGTTTGAATAGTTTAGCGTGTACTCAAGCATCGCATATGGATGCTGTAGCTTTGAATACTCATTGCCGCTAATATCTTTGTGATGCTGCACTGCAAACGTCTCGGCAAAGCTGGTTCCAAGCCTCGAATCAATATTTATTCTGCGATTAATAAAGGCCATTATCTGTTCCTCTGTGCTGCGGCAATATAGGCGGAAACCGTGCGCCCAATAGCGCCGGCCGCTCTCACGCCTTCCTGCGCATTAGTTACGCCCGGCAGGGTAATATTTCCTATGGATACGTTAAGTCCCTCACCATTAGAGCCGTTTCTGCCATTTGACGATTGCTTGCTGGCGTTGCGATTACTAACGACTTCGCCGCGCTGGTTTGGGATCATATACTGGCGCCCATTTGCAGCGTTAAATATTTCCGGCTTTCCGTTTTCATTTACGCGATGCATTGTGTTGGCTGATACCGGACCGCCATACTGACGGCCTCCGCCCATACTTATTGACTGGATGTTGCTAACGATACCAGCTGTAGCTGCAGCCACACTTGCCATTGCCGCCAAATTGTAAGGGAATGGGTTTGCGGCCGCCATCGCTATGCCGGTCTGAATGGCAAGCGCAGCCTGCGCTATTGCAGCTATTTTTTGTGCAACAAATGCAGCCTTATAAATACTGCTCTGCTCTCCGAAGGCGTCGCCAATGGCATCGGTCGCGGCTCCAAAGCTTGACTCAATGGCAGCCAGCATTACCTGTTTCTTTGCCATCTCGATCTGCATCATGCGGTCGGCATGCTCTTGTGCCATTTTCTGCTCAAGCGCCTGGTAACCTCCAACAACCTCAAGCTCAAGCTCTTTGGCTGACTTTAGGCGCTCAAGCTGGTCGGCATATCGCTTTTGTTCTTCGGCTGCTTCTGCGTCATAGCGGGCGGTTTGATCATCAAAAGGTCCACCCTCAAGCGGGTCAACTTCGCCGCGAATCTTGCCTTTTACGTCTACACCGAATTCCTTTTTCTTGTCCTGAATCTCGGTAATTTTATAAATTTCGGCGGCAAGCTTTTTAACGCTCTCTATTTGTGCGGGCGTAGCGTATTCATTAAGCGAAAGTTCTGCCTGCTTTATTGCAAGCTTTTCCCCTGATAGAGCGGCAAGAGTAAGGTTTTCTTCTAGTTTTTTAACTGTCTCAGAGTTTTGCTCTTGCGATGCCTTTAGTTTATCTGCTGCATCCTTGGCTTTTTTGTCTGCCTCGATTTTGGTGTTGGTAGCACTAACCAATTTTTTAACAGGCTCAACCTGCTTTTCGGTTTCCTTTGAGTTTTCTTTTGCTGCAGCAGCGGATCGCTTAGCCGATTCTTCTTGCGACTTATAGAAATCATCAATCAGCGACTGGGTTATTTTTATGTTATTTTCCAGATCTTCGCGAGAAAATATCACCGGAAGTCCGTATTCGTTTGATCTAAGTCTCTTTATTGGGCTGGCCAGCATTTCCTTGAATGCCGCAAGGTTTTCCTCAAGCCTAACAATATCGTCATTTGCCGGACCTCCAAATGTGGCGGCCATTTCTTCGCCTGCCCATTTAACAAATTTAACAGTTTCTTTTGCAGATGAAATTATTGCGGTAAAGGCGCCAACAACTGCCGCAGCCAATGCTTGTGCGGCCTCAATTGTTTCAGGGTCTTGAAGAACAGAAGATAGGTGACCAACATTCTCGACGAGTACGGCAGTCGCACCGCTTGACTCGTTCATCTTGCCGATAAATACCTGGATACTGTTTTGCAGTGCAATAAACGCATCTCGGCCAGTTGCATCCATCTGTGCAGCGAATTCTTTATTTACCTCCATTGACTGGCGGAAGCCCTCGCTAAGCGCCTCAGTCGAAAGCTTTCCAGTTGCCCCAAGCTCTCGTATTTTCGTTGCGGTTTCTCCGGTTGCAAGAGCAATGCCCTGGACGATTGATGGCGTCGCTGCCAGTATGGACGCCCAAGCATCGGCATCGATCTTGCCTTTCATTAACGCCTTAGAATATGCGTCCATTGCGTTAGTGGCTTGATCGGCACGCGCTGCGTCTCGCACAAACGCATATGACATTGAGTCGGTAATATCGAGAACTTCGGATGTTGCATAGCCAAGATCACGCAGAACATCCGCTGTTGATAAGTAAACCTCTTGCGCCTCTGCCAGCGACCTGTAGGTTCCATTTGCCGTCTGCAATAGTCGAGCCTGCACTTTTTCATATTCTTCTGTGCTGTCGGTGGCGTTGCGAATACGGCTGGCCATATCGGTATACTGGTCAGCAAGTGCCATCGAGCTTTGCAGGACTTTTAGCGCCAAATATCCAGATATGATTTTTGTCAGCTTTGACATTGCAGATGATTGCTGTTCGGCAGAACCGGTCACGCGCTTGATAGCAGCAGACAATGGATTCATTGCGCCAGCAGTTTTATTTGTAGTGCCAGTGAATTTCTTAGCTGATGCGTCAGTCTTATCGAAACCGGCCTGCAACTTATCCAAAGACTCATCAGTCTTTTCCGTGCTTTTCATCAAAGCAGCGGTTTCCATATCAACGGTGTATGTAATTTCGCCAGCACTTTCACTCATCGCTTTTGGGCCTTTTCTGCTGCGTTGACTTTATCTAGCCATTCCATCATTGAATCGAATTCTTTTAGCGTTGGCCGTGTGCGTGGGGGCGGCGGGAACTTGGCGCGCATCGCCATCACAAAACCTGTTACCGTCATGTCCCACGCCTGTTGCTCGCTCATTCCGAGATGTGCAATTGCCATTGCTACTATACCAGCAGGCTCAAATTTTTCCGCGTATTCTTTCTTCGGCGCATCCAGGTTTTCGTCGTCAATTTGGGGGCCGACAAGGCCGTGACGAATCAAGGCCGATGCCAGTATGATTATTTTCTGAGGATTAATTAACCCTGGCATCCATCGCCCCGGCTTTGATCCGGTTTGCCCAACAAGCTCGGCAATATCCTCATCAATGCAAACCTGCAAAACCTCTACAGAGGCCAGAAACCTGGCGTGTTCAATTTCACGATTACCGGCGGGCGCATGTATATCCGCAAACGACTTTACGGCGTCATCAAGTAGGCTCATCGAATAAAGGGAAGGCCTAAACAAAAAATCACGGCTTTTGGCCGTGATTCCTATTTCACCGAACGCGACCAATGCCCGCATTTACGCGTTCACCGTGATCACGCTGGTGTCAACGATGGAGTTGTTGGTGCGCACCGATACCACGATAGTTGCAGAGCCTGCGGCAATCGGGGTGACAAGGCCGGTCGAGCTAACAGTCGCCTTTGTTGGATCAGACGAAACAAAGTTAACCAATTGCGGCGCGCCAGCCGGACCAACAGTCCAAACCAATTGCAGCGTGTCAAGATCGCTTACGTCAAGCGTGTCGGTTGGAGGCGTAACCACCAATGTGGTTGGGACAACTGGCGTTGGAGTGTCTTGCACGATCAAGCCGAAATCGCTTGATGTTGCGCTTGCCTCAAATGAATATGTGGCAACGTCATCATAGGGCGCTTCTCGGCCATAGGTGCTGACCAGGGCATAGAAAATGAAAGTAAGATCAGGATAGCGCATGCGAATCCATGCAACAGGCTGATCATTGTAATCAGAGCCAGGATTAATTACGTGCTTGGTCAAATCAACCAGGTTGGTATCGGCCCCAGTACCCTTGCGCAGTACACCGTCAATACTGACGCTCATTTGCTTGAATGTGGCCAAGTTAGAACGAAGATTGCCGACGCTATCATCTGCGGTAGTATCAACCGTATCCCATTCGATATTTAGCGACTTGGTGCGACCGCCGCCGATTGACAACCAGTTAAATTCCGGTGCTGTTGGATCAACATCACCACAGGCAAGCGCATATTCGATTGTGACATCACGACCGACAAAATCGTTTTGATTACATTGAGGCATGATGCCCTCCGTTAATTTGTGATTAATTGAAAATTAATTTCGCACCAAGGCCGGTTTTCGGTAGTGATGCCCGGTCCGATTATACCGCCTATTACTTCAATTTGTGTAATTCCGCAAGCCTGATAATCGCCATTAATTGTGCGTCGTAGAGTTTGTGCGGCAATATCGTCAAGTGTTTGGGTATTTCCGTCGATTGGCCCAAGGATAATTACACGAATATTTTGCTTGCGCGTGAATACATTTGTGCCGCCGCCGCCACTACCGGCAATAGAGACAAGGTAATTATTAGCGTTGTTGCTGTCGTCAATCCATGGTCCACGGAAATACACGGCATTGGCCAAAGCCTGCTCTGATTTTAGCCATTCGGTTAGTGCGTCGATGTTATTCAAATCTTCATCACCTTTTTGACTACAGCGTCAATTTCTGCGCGGTTATCTTCAAAGCCCTTGGTTAGAAATTGAGGCTCGCCTTGCGGTTCCCAGTAATTGCCCTGCCCAGTACCGCCGCCAAATGCGCGCGGTTGTTGTGGTCCTGCTGATGACTGATTGCCGGTCATGCCGAAATTGGCGCGCGGCTGTCCTTTTAATTTTCCTTTCATGGCATGAACTGCGGCTGCGTAGTTGGCGGTGTAACCCATTCGGCCATTCCAGCCTTTTGTGCCTTTCTCTACTATGCGGAACTGGCTATTAACCAATGTTCCTGTATCGACTGGCACCATAACGGCAGCATGGCCACCACCAACAATAAGCGCGGCAGTAATTGCCTTTGGCGCAAGCTCATCGCTAATGCCCTGCACTATGCCTTTGAGCTTCACGCGAACCTTATTCAGGCTGTTGTTTTTTACTGGCATCATGTCACCAATAAGTAGTCAGGAATATCCATAAACAAGGCCATATCCCATATCGTGCGCGACCGTATTTCTTGGGGCAGCGCGTCGGGATGGTCGAGTGTAATTTTGTCCAAATACTTGGGGCGGTCATCTTCGGTCCATATCAAATACCGGCTAACGAACTCCTGCCCTTTTTCATCACGTCGCTGCTCTGCCGCTGCGGTGTAGTTGCACATAATAGTAAAAGGCGTGCCGTAAACGTTTTGATTGGTCTGGCCGTTCTTGCTGATGAACGGGCTTACGGTGGCCTGTGCCTTGTATGACCATCTAGAAATGGCTGACATTATCGATCACCACAACCGCACCCGCCCTGACCAATGAATAAAGCCGCATGCATCTCGCCCGGCTTATCAGGTATCAAAGGAGTTGCGCAACCATGCACATCAATACCGCTCAAAAGGTTGTAGCCTGCATCGTAGCGCTCGGACAATGTGCCGTATCTGAATGACTGTGCTGCGCCGGATGGTGCGCGCTGGCTAGTGACGTATCGATCACCTTGAACGACACCGAAAAGGCCAAGCAAATACAATTTAATAAGGAGCGCTTCATCGTCGGTATACCCATTGGCAATAAGGCAGGGATCTATAGAGTTGGCGCGATTAACCAGCAACTGCAGCATAAATTCAGGCAGCACTATGCCGATAGATGCAAGGTATTCTCGGGCTTGAGCAAGTGTTAGTTCCATGATCAAAGATTACTCCAAATCGCAGACAATAAAAAGCCCGCGCATGGCGGGCAACGGGTTTAGCACTACGAAATATTAGCGGCGACCTCCTGATTTATTGCTTGCGTCGGCAATAATCTTTTCGGCTTCTGCCTTGGCGTCAGCAAGAATTTTATCAACATCAATCTGTGCCTGCTCCAGAATCTTGGCAGCATCATCTTTTAGCGCGTTTGCGCCAGCGATGATTTCGTCATATTCCTTTTTTGCCTGCTCCAGAATCTTGGCAGCATCATCTTTTAGCGCGTTTGCGCCAGCGATGATTTCGTCATATTCCTTTTTTGCCTGCTCCAGAATCTTGGCAGCATCATCTTTTAGCGCGTTTGCGCCAGCGATGATTTCGTCATATTCCTTTTTTGCCTGCTCCAGAATCTTGGCAGCTTTTTCAGCGTAATCTCCATCTTTTAATGAAGCAACAACAACGCGCTCAACGTTAGGCAGCAGACCGGCAGGAATTGGGCCTTCAATCTCGACGCCCAATTCAGGGCCACCAACCCAAGGACGCTTAACTCGGAAAACTTCTTTTTTCTCTGACATAAAAATATCCTCAAAAAGTTAACCGGCATTGCTGCCGGTCACATTTGGCTATTAAGCATTAGGTGAAGTTCTTACCGTAGAACACACCGCCCATGCCGTTACCGTCAACAGTAACCTGCATACCCATTGCACCCATAATTTGGAAATTATAGTTGCTTTGTGGCATCGGGCGAGGTAATGCGATAACGCTGGTGGTCATGCCGATCAAAGGGCTTACTACGCTGCGTTGACGCACATAACCCAAGAACTCGTTACCGGTAAGCGCGAAGGTGGCACGGATAGACTTGACGCGGATAAAGCGCAACAAGTAATCCAAAACAGTACCAACCGTCACCCCATTCTCAACATAAACCTTACTGAGATTGGTCATAATCTCATTGGAAACCCAGAGAATATCCAGGGAATCAACACGGTTTGCGATAAGGGTGGTCGCAAAGCTGCCTTGGAAAAACGCAATCATTTGCGCTGCTGTTGCGGTGGTTAAATTGATGTTAAGGCCGCCAGCACCCAAGTCAAATTTCTTGGTGTTGCGGTGATTGCGCAGGCCTTGAGAGGCTTTGCCATCAACAACAATTTTTGCATTACCATCAAGCGCATGAAGAACCAACTTTTTGTTGTATTCCTTCATTTTCGCCATCTGAGAATCGCGCGCCAAATCAATACCAACGGTTTGCAGTCCGCGCTGATAGCGCCAGTTCACGCCATAACCAGCGGTGATGATTGGGATTGGATCGCCGTCGGTATCGTATTCGGTGTGATCGAATGAATACGGAGCCTGACCGTCCATGCTCACCGCAACGTCATCAGCGATAGCGCCAACCATGTTGTAAGCCTTGACAGTTTTTCCGATATCCAGCGTAGTCTGCACAGCAAGCAAATCCTGGATGATTTCCATCCCGGTCTCTTGGTCGCGCATTTCCAGAATGATCGCATCGGTTGCGCGCCAGAAATCACGGGTCAAAAGGGAGTCATTGGCCTGCAGTCCAGCATTTGCGAGCATGGCCTGATCCATTAACTCGGACGGCGTGCGGTGATTGGTCCACAGGTGATTCCAGTGCTGACCGGTTCCGGCGTCGTTCGCCAGCAATTCACGTGTAAAAAACATATTCTTGCTCTCCTAATTAGAGTCAGTTAGGCGCCAGCGTTAGCTGATCGCCTTATACTGAGCGCGAACCATTACGAAATCATCGCCACCAGCACCGTCAATAGTGACAGCCTCGTCAGCGAAACCCAGGATAACGTGAGTTCCAGGAGTAGCAACAATGCCCTTGCCGTTTGTAGCGTGCAAAGTGATTGGAGCATCCTTAACGCAAGTAAAGCCCTGCGCGACGCGAACCGCAAACACGCGGCCACCTTCCCAGAGGTTGCCAATTGCAGAGTTATCGATAGGCACGGCTTCCGTGATATCGAGACCTTGATGCTCGGCGGCACCAATGATGTAAAGCTTTTTCGCGGCGCCAGCAGTTACTGCTTGCTGAAACTTTTGTGTGGTGGTGTCAAGGATACAGAATGTGCCGGGCAATGTAGCAGCCTCAACCGGATAGGTTTCGGTTTTGTACAGTGACTGACCGTCTATATTGACACGGCGATAGCGTGGTTTTGCCATGATGCTACTCCAGTGTTTTTAAATCCGGTTGAGGTTTGGGTTAATTGTTAAAAATAAGTGGCCGGGTCTGGCGCCTTATTCTTGTCGCTGTTTGCATTTAGCGCCGCAGCAGCAGCTGCTTCGCCATTAGGCTGCAACTTTTTAAATGCTTCAACCAGAGCATCACCTTTCAGCATTTCGGCTGCGGCGTTACCAATGATCTTGGCAACTTCGGTGCGCATTTCGGTTTCGGCTTTATCGGTAGCTGCATTGGCGTTGGCTTGAAGGGATGCCAGGGTTACGCCATGCTGGTTAATGGTGTCCTGCAAAGGCTTGATTGCGAGCTGCATATTAGCGAGAAATTCTTCATTCTGCTTTTTCAGGGCTGCCGCCAATTCTTCTGGTGTCATGTCAATGGCCTCCGAGGGCATTTTAGGGGTGACTTTGGTAACTTCACCACGCGAGTTTAAAACAAATTTAAAAGATTGCAAAAAGGTATTGACTAAAGGGAATTTCTCTTGCCATGTTTCTTTGCGGGCAACTGGCTTGGCGTCGCTCCCCCATGTGACTTTTCCTTCAACAATGGCATAGCTAAGGACGTTGCTTCCAGCCTCAGTTGTGACGATTGCGCGCACACTATCGAAATCCTCAACCCATGCGTAATCTGATTGGCTGCCAAATGATTCTCTGGCGGCCTCACTGAGTAAGCGCATGCGGGAGCCGTAGCTGTCAGTCGATAGTGCGCTTGCATTGGCAACCATAGGCTTGGCATCGGCAACGTTTACCATCAGCCCAACACCCTGCTCCGGAGTTGCGGCGCCGTTAACGTCCAGCAAAATAGCGTCGTGATCCATTGCGAATATCTTTGCTTTCCACTTAAAGCCGGCAGCGTTCGGAGTTAGTTCACGATTAGCGTAAACCGCAACGCTGGTATGAATTGGCTTTGAATCTTCAACGGCTTTAAGTAGGCGCTCACCATCGGGAAACTTTTTGGCGTGGGCGATTGGCACCCACTTTTCCATATAGATACGGTTTCCGCGCCGCTCGACGTTAGCGTTAAAAGCACCTATGTGGTTGCTGATCAAAGCCTTGGGGTGAAAGGCGCTAACATATTGCCCATCGATCATGGGGTGACCTATTGGAGCTAAGGTGTTATTCAGTTCCATGTAGTGCTTGTCTATTTCTTCGCGCGTGTAGAGACCGTCATTCATTACCACGTTATCGGGCAATGTGTATGAAGGCAGCACAAGGTATTCAACGCCGTCACTCGTCTCATTGCGGATTTCGGAGGCGTTAACCTGGATGTATAGGTGGGACAGCTTGTCGGCTGTACGGTCGGATGAGGCGCCGGAGTCGTTGACGATTAGCTCTATTTGTTGAGCGTTAAACTTGCGCTGTTTCATTACGCACGAATAAGCGCCCCATCCAGATAAAAACAAACCTGCAGCAAAATATGCCGACGCCTCATAGGCTCCATCAGTTAACGCCAAAACCAAAAGAACCGAAGCGGCAAAAGCCAATATCATGTTGGCAGCAAAAAGAGGGTAAAATTTCATAGTATCAACCTACGTGTGGTAGTATTTTCACCATCCTACCACACGCAAAATCAATACACCAAGGGCGCGCCCATGAGCGAATTAACACCGGAAACACTCGAACAGGTTCAGCTGCAAGTTAATAACGTATTCCTTGAGAATATCCGGTCAACAATGGCAGGCATGTCCGGCAGCTCGGACTCCAAGCGACCGCGCGCGTGGTGCGAGTACGGATACCCGGAAGTCATTGAGCAAAACATGCTTTACAACATGTACGACCGCAACGCGCTTGCTTTTGGATCAATCAACACAATCCACGGAAAATGCTTTGAAACTAACCCGGAGATATTCGAGGGCGAGGAATCGGAAGAAGAAAGCAAGGAGCGCACTCCGTGGGATAAGCAAGTCGCAAAACTGATGAAGGATGGCGACCTGCTCAATTATTTTTCGCAGGCCTATTTGTACCGCATGGTTAGCGGATGGTCTGGTCTGCTTATCCAGTACAAGGACGGCGGAAAGTGGGAAGAACCGGTAGGCAATAAGCCAAAAGGCATCGTCAAGCTTATACCTGCATGGGCAACACAGCTAACACCAAGCGATATCGACACCAACACCAACAGCGAAGCATACGGCGAGCCAAAATCATGGCAGTACAATGAAGGCGACCTTAAAAATAACACCATACAAGCTGGCGCATCTGTAGCCGCTCGCCAGATCACGGTGCACCCTGATCGCATTCTAATTTTGGGCGACTGGCGCACCGGGCGGTCAATGCTTCGGTCTGTTTATAACAACTTTATAAATATCGAGAAAATCGAGGGCGGATCTGGCGAGTCATTCCTTAAAAACGCGGCGCGCCAGATAGCGATGAATTTCGACAAGGACGTTAAGCTTGCCGAAATTGCCAAGGCATACAACGTGCCAATGACTGAATTCCAGAGCATTCTTGACAAGGCCGCGCGCTCATTCAATCAAGGCATTGATAGCATCATGATGACTCAAGGCGCGCAAGTAAGTGCCATTCAGTCGAACATGCCAGACCCTGAAAAGCCATACAACGTAAACCTGCAGTCAATAGCATCGGGCATGCGCGCGCCCGCTAAAGTGCTTGTTGGTATGCAGACCGGTGAGCGGGCAAGCTCTGAGGATTTGAAGCAGTTTGATAAAACATGCCAAGGCATTCGCACCAAGGATATAGATAGGGATATGCGCGGATTTGTGCGCAAGCTCGCCAAGGCAAAAGTCATCGAACCTGTAAGCGAGTTCTATATCCACTGGGATGATCTGAGCGAGGCAACGCAATCCGATAAGCTGGCCAATGCATTGACAATGGCCGATATCAATCAGAAAAATATGTCTCTTGGCGAGGTCTATACGCGCGATCAGATAATTATTGCCAGCGGTTTCGAGCCAGCAAAAGAATTGGCGCCACTGCCAGAACTTCCTGATACAGAGGCAGACCAACCGCAACCACCGGTCACCCAATAATGCCAGCACCAATTCTGCCATCCAGCATAAGCGATCCTACCGGGCTTGATCCTACAGAGCGTAGAGCCATAAAGGATTTTGATCGGCGCGTCAAAAAGTCGGTGCAGCTCTACATAGATATGCTTGACCGCATAGAGTTTGAGGCTATCACCGTAAACAGCCGTCGCCTGCATGTTAATAAAACCCGGTATGACTTCCGCACATCGCCAGAGGTTTTGCTGACTATGATGGATTCAACCGGGGATCTCATCGACCAGATAATGCTGGAGGGTGGTGCGCGCTCACTATGGTTTATGGAGGGCTACATAGAGCCGGTTTATCGTCGCGGGACCAGTATGTCAATGACCAACATTGCCGCCCAGTCTCGGGACTATGCTAACTCTCGGCCGAGCCTTGAATCGCTGCTTACATCGGCTCCATACCAGCGCAGGCTTGGGCTGCTGAAGGCGCGCGAATTTGAGGAAATGAAAGGCCTGTCTGATGGCATCAAAAAGGATATGGCGCAAATCCTCACCGATGGCATGGGGCGAGGCCTTAACCCGCGCGATATTGCCGAGAATATGACAAAGCAAATCCCTATCGAGCAGCGGCGCGCACACCGGATTGCACGCACTGAGATACCGCAGGCGTTTAAGGCAGCCAGGCGTGAAGAATCGCAGCAGGCAATGAGCGACTTCGGTTTTCGCATTATGATGATGCACTTGTCGGCAATGTCGCCCACAACACGGCGCACGCATGCAGAGCGCAATGCCACGCTGCACACAATTGAAGAACAGCAGGATTGGTATGCGCAGGATGGCAATTCAATAAATTGCTACCTGCCAGGAACAAAAGTGGCAGGCAGATTTATTGGCGGGTCAAAAGCTTTCTATGAAGGCATAGCCATCCACTTTATGACTGCCGGTGGTTTGAATCTTTCCGTAACCCCTAATCATCCCATAATGACCAACAGGGGACTTATTTCTGCTCACGAAGTTACAGAATCCGATTATTTTATGACAGACTGCATCAATATCGAAAACCCTGCGGGGATAGCTGCATTGAACGACGATCATGCTTATACCGCTATCGAGGAAGTATTTTGCGCGCTCTCTGAGGTAGGCCATTCTTTCAGTTCCGGGGTGGAGGCTGTAGATTTCCACGGCGACGCCGAATTTTTCAATGAAAATATCAGTGTTGTAAATGTGGACGGGATGCTGGCTTACGGAATCAATTCCCATAGTTTTGAGCTTCTCGATAACATCAAGCTCGAACATTCCGACCCTATCCTCCCTACAGTTGGCTGCGCGCTTGATTTTTACATCAACACTATCAATCCTGCCCCTGCTGGCTTCGTTTGCTGCGACACACTGAGCCTGCCTTTGCTCGAAGGTCATATTCGTATGCTTAACTTTTGCAGCGGTAGAGCAATCCCTTCCGTTCTCGCCATTTTTCCTGATGATCCTGTAAAGAACTGTTCGGGAAATTCCAAGCCTTTTGGAAATTGCCTGAATGGATTCTCCTGCATGGTGCGCAGCGATTATTTCATCAGCGGGGAATCTGTGGTCGTTCGCGTGATGGACGCTAAAGCCGACAGACTTGAGTCTTTCGTAGATAGTCCTGCCGCTGCACCCAACATGCTTGGCAAGATCGGCGAGAGTTGCTCCAGCCTTGCATCTTTCGATAAGGTCATCAGTATCAATAGTGAATTTTACAGTGGGCATGTTTACGATCTCGAAGAAGTTAGCGGCTTCATGATAGCAAACGGAATAATTGCGAGCAACTGCAAATGCAGCGAGATCGAGACTCTTGTTGATGAGAATGGCGAGCCGCTATCTACAGGTGCAATCGATAAGGCTAAGCAGCGAAAGCTTATTTATGCTGGGAGTGAAAAAAAGGCCGCTTAGTAGCGGCCTTTTTTATGTGCCTTGCGGCTAGTAGTATTTATGCGGCTGCGATCAAACTTCGGGAATTGATCGCTTTTAGCATCGACACAAAGCTAAGCGGAGAATCACCGGAGCCAGAACCAATAAACGATTTTCCGTTATTGGTAGGGGATTCTTGGGCGATATTCTGCTCCAATTCCGCCTCAAGCTTTTGCGGGGTTAATTCCGCCGAAACCTGATTAACCGCAATCAAAAACAGATCACACGCAAAAGATGCCATAGCCATAACGGCAGCACAGATAGCAACAATAAAACTTCGACAATGTTTCAACATAAGCAACTCCATATCGGTTAATAAAACAGGAATTTCAGGCTAACACCAAACAATTTCTATTGCAAATTAAAGCTCGCGCTGGTAATTCCACACCCCTATAATAAATCCCAGGACCCACCACCACCAATGCATGTCAAACATCAACCCGGTTATTAGTCCGAAAATCCAGTACATGGCTATTCTCCTTTCGCTTTTGGCACAGGCATCCACCACTCAGGATTATAGTGATCATAATCCTCATCATTTCCAGTGCAAAATGAATCTCCACACCAATACACAAATGCAACGCCTGGTAGCGGCCTGTCCTCAACCGGCCATGGATTAACAGCGCAACCATAAGTTCCGCCGCACACCATAATAACGGCTTCGTCTTTTGGTGCCGTTGATATTGGCCGCCATTGATCGTCATCTTGATACTTGTGGAAAGGATCGATAATTAATCCAATTAAAGCGCCAACAATAAAACCATCGACATGGCTGCCACCAAGTAAAAACGCAGCAATAAAGCCGCCAAGACCACCAAGTATTGCGCCCATTTTACTCACCCTCTGGCTTTGGTGCTGCTGATAGCATGGCGGCTCGGCAATCATTCCAGCCGTGACGATAGCCGCTCGCCCTTTCGTCACTGGTTAATTCGCCCGACTCCATTACCTCTGGTATAGCTGCTGCTTGCGGTGGATGAGCATAAAGAAGATCGCCCTCCTTAAAGCTGCAATGATCAAACCATTCACAATTGAAGAAATGGCCAGCGCCCTGATTAAATACAGATGATATTTTACCTACAGGCTCTTGCTTAGGTGTTGCCATTGCCTTAGAAACAACAGATAGCGCAGCGCCACATAGATCACAATTACCATTAACGCCGTGCTCAATCTTACAGCTAAGGCAATGGTACTCAGGCTCACCCTGCACTTGCTGCGATGCCTTGCACGCATGGCCACATGGGCACTTTCCCAATGTATCTGCCAACTTTGCTCTGCTGGCATAAAATACGGACTGAACTTTCGATGCTTTGGCGAGTACTGCGCGCTCTATTTCCTCCACAAATTTATTTAGTTCATGGCCTGGCTGCTCTATGTCAATTCCATCCTTCCAAACATCTATCAATAGTTCAGACAAAGCTCTTGAGCCAAGTGTTTTTCGTGCAGCTGATAAAATAATGTCATCACTCAGCATGATGGATTTACCTCGGATTTATTTATAGCTGCAACCAATGACTTATAGGCTTTAAATTCTTCGCCATTTTTAACCCAACATTTCAATACTTTAATAGCTTCTAGTGTAGGCTCATTAGGGATGATCTTGCCGCTATCGTTTGACTGGGCTATTGTTATTTGATTGCAAAAATCAATGTCATCATAGTTTTCAGAATCAAAGCCGTGCTTCCAGACATTTCTAAGCAGATCAACGAGCACTCCATTGTTATCATCCTGTATTGGCATTGCTGGCACTGGGGCTGCATACAAAATGCGAGTCTTTACGTGACTTAAGCTTTCACATACTTTAAAGTTGTTTTTATCAGTGTCATGCCAATGAGACTCATCATAATGCTGCGTTTGATAAATAGGCTTCTGCTCCCGAGCCTCACGAATGGCGGATATAAGCTTATAGCTTTCCCGCCGTAAATCGGCATTTTCAGCTTTGCATCCGGTGAGCTCGTAGTTGATCTCGGAGGCCACACGCAATTGGACTTCTAACCCATTTATCTTTTTTAGGTCACTTGCGGCTAAATTTTCGCACGATGCTACCACCTCAGTTAAGTCAACTATCCGAGCCTCTGCCGCCTCTAATTGCTGGCGTAGCTTATCTCGCTCAAAAATAACCTGATACAAACAATCAACTTCAACCGAAAATGCTGCCTTACAGCTATCAGGCACATAAGCATACAAATCTCGCACCGCCTTTAATTCCACTTCACTCATAACCCAATCCTCAAATTAATTACTGAAATAATCAGCTATTTATCCGACTTAAAATTAACGATGCGGCCACCGTTAATAGTGTTTTTATTAACAAGCCCAGTAATCAAAACATCTGCATTTTCGTTAACGCGGTCATGCGCATCATAATAATCAGGACAGTCGGAGTGAAGATCAAAGTCGGGTCGATCATTACGCAGCATCCATATCAATATTGCCAACCAAATTAGCGAAGCAGAAATTAAAAGCCAATTTTCAATTAAAAAGTAAATTATATTCATCAAGATTTTCTCCTGGTTAAATACCGCATGAATTTGCAGCATATTCTTATTGCGGTATTATTGCAATAAGCTATTTAATCAAATCCCAATTAATCCCACGTGTACGGCCAAAATGAAACTTACCACAAGGGCATCCATAAGCGCGCATAGCACAAACAACAACCTTAAGCGCACCCTGCTTTTTCTTTTTGCGCATCATTCCGTGAAGCGCGTCATTTGCTTCCTGCAATGAGTTATATTTCTTTTTGCCGTTACAGCAGGAATTCATACGCTTTTTGTTTGTCTGGCTCATAGTCTATATCCTGGTTGATTTTGTAAACCAAAATAGTATAGCTATCGCGCATCTATTGCAATTATTATCTATACTTCTTCAACAAATGCATAGGCAGCATTATGCCTGCGGGCGATTCTTCTGCAGGGATTGGCCAGTAAGCCATGGCTATGGCGTCGGCGAGGTTCGGGGATTTAGTGCCCTCTGGTGCCTTGTCGATCACAAGCTTTAGGCTGGCACCGGTATTGGTCATTGTTGCCTGGCTAAGCTCTTTCTTGATGGTCTGCAGCAGAGGCAGATTGGAGTCAAGACTGATCAGCATATCAGGCGGGTAATAATCGCCTTCCGTGATCATCTTGTAAGTGCGATAGAAGCGTAGCCGCAATTCCCACCAGGCTTGGGCCTTGATGTTTTTGAAAAAGTCCTTGTTGAACGGGCTTTCCTCATCATCCGTGATCATGCGCTCGTCAGGATCAAGCACCGATGCCGCCGCATTCCAC